GAAAGATGAATTTGTCTTGGTTCTTGTATCTTTGCCTATTCTTTTATTGGGTTGGTCTGTTTTCTCTGACGACCCTACGATTCGTGATAGAATAGATTTATTCTTTGAATACTTTAAAAATCTTCCTTATTGGTATCAAGCTATATTCATCGGAGTAGTTTCTGCAATTTATGGTCTTAAAGGTGCAGACATAATGCGTAAGAAATAGTATAGATATGAATGACCAACGATGCAGTAATTATAGAAGTAGAGTTCCAATTAGAAAGTGCGTATGAGCCTTTTGGTCATTTTGTTTGTTTAAGATTTATAGATAACTACCCACAAAAAAATAAATTAACATCTTTGTTAAAAGACTTTAATCAATATCCTGATGTAAAGCTTATTGATTATGAATTTAAAATAGAACCAATTACAGAAGCAACAGATATTAGAGGATTAGAAATTACAAAACATTAGCGACCCACCAAGTCTCCCTGATGGGTCTATCTTTATGTAATGTAATTAAACTGTTCAAGGAGCTAATATCAACATAAAGAATTTTGTTATCCCTCTTGCTTACCAGCAAGTGTTAAATCTCTTTTTACTTCTGTTTGTCTTACAGATAAATAACGATCTAAATTGTTATACATAAGTTTTGCTTTTATTAGATTTGCTTCTGCATGAGCATAGCTTTTAATTATTTCTTTATACTCAGGGTCAGTTCTTGCTTTATGTTCAGCTTCTCCAACAGTTTTAGTATCTAATTTATATTTAAGAAAAAGTTTTGAAAACATAGCTTTGCGTCCCTCATCTAATATAATTGATTTTTCTGCCCACTCTGACCATAGACTACTTGCTTCTGTCATTTTTTTATAAGCTTCTCTACTATTTAAGTTCATGGTTTCCATTTTATCTCCTGTTGTAAAACATATCTAAAAATACCTGTTGCTGGGTCAAATTCTATTTTAGAACAGCCAACTAATAATATAAAAACAATTATTGATATTACAGCTATAACAAATTTATAAACTGCTTTTGTATATTTACGATGTATCGGATGTCCAAATATAATCATGGGTATTGCAACATTTCCTTAGCATCTTTTTTAAGGTCTGTAATTTCTTTTGCTAATTTTTTATTATCTGCTTTAACTTCATCTAATTGTTTTCTTAATTGTCCATTTAATTCTCTATGACTATTGTTAGCATTTACCAAAGCTGTCATCTCAGCTTCTTTACTATCAATAATATTTTTTAAATTAACAATTAAATTATTTAATGTTTCTGTTTCTTTATTTTTAATTTCTATTTGTTTGGTTAGGTCTTGATCTCCTCTATCATCTTTTGTCATATTATCTCCTCTAAAGGTGCTGGGCAGTAGAGAGAGAGAAACTGCCCAACACATAACCTAAAAGTATTTGTTATGAAAAAAATATACTTTAACTGCTTACGCATTGATTTCTCTCTATCATAAAAGTTTTAAAAATCATAACGAATCATTTGTATCTGATTTGCTTTGATTTGAAAAACATAAAATATTCTCTTGTAAATTGTATATAATCTTAAATAAGCTAGATTTTAAGCCATTATTTTAGGGGTTGTAATTCAACCAAAAGTATGAACATAATAGGGAATATGAAAAAAAAAAATAACCTAAAAGGAGAGAGTATGACTACTTGTTATGAATGTGGAGAAGATTTGATTTATCCTAATGATGCTTTTGATGTTATTTCAAAATGCTCAAATGAAAATTGCAAAACTCACAAAAGAAAAAAAAGACCTGATTTATTTTTACATCAGGAAAAAAGAAATCAACTTGACGATTTAATGAATGGTACAGAGGATAGAGCATAATGAATACTTTTATTGAAAGCGATGGTGGGTATAGCAACACCCACTTT